TAAATTTTCTTTTGTGAGAAATCCATTTGATATTGTTTTAAGTTTTTGGGAAAAATCAACTAAAGATAGAAACTATGGTACACTAGAAGAATTTCTTTTATCAAATGAGTTTCCTGGTGAACGGGCGTTGAGATATACACAAACTGAATACTTAGATACAAATAACTTAGACTATATTGGTCGTTACGAAAACATAGTAAAAGACTGGCAATGGCTTGCTTTTATGTTTGATTTAGATACTACACTACCAACATTAAATAATCGAACAACAAAACAATACAATCATTATAGAGAATATTATACAACACTATCAAGGAAGATTGTAGAAGAAAGATATCAAAAAGATTTAGAGGTATTTGAATATGACTTTTAAACCAGAACTGTTACACGGTGCATTTAATCTATTGAAGAATATTTTTATGCACGGATCTGTATTGAGAACAATTGTTTACACAATTGGTCACATTGCGATTGCGATTACTTGTAATGCATTGATTACAGGTGCAGACTTGAAGTTAGCAACATTAGATGCACTGGTTGAACCTCTGATCAATTCTGTTTGGTACTTTCTCTTAGATTATTATTGGGCAACGAAATATGGAAAAAGATAAGAAACTCTATCAACTATCTGACTATCTGAACGCCATCAATAATACCAAAGAACGATTAATGGATTCTGATGATGTGACATGGAAGAAGAAATATCCTGCGTTCATTGTGAATAAATGTATGTCTTATCACGTTGATACCCTCCTTGAGGCAAACACAATGAACGGTTTTCATCATCTACCGAACGATATGCAGTTCAATTTTTATATAAATATTGTTAGACCAAAAAAGAGATTTAGTAAATGGTATAAGTCAAATATCGCTAATATTGATGTGGTCAAAAAGTATTATGGCTATACGTATGAAAAGGCAAGACAGGCTTTGAGCATACTGGATAGTGAACAGATTAAAAAGATTAAGTCGATTATGGAAGTCGGTGGGAGAAAAAAATGAGTGAGAATTTAGAATGGCATCCAGAGAATATGTTGGAAGTCAAACTGAAAACACCAGATGATTTTTTAAAGGTGAGAGAGACCTTAACGAGAATTGGTGTTGCCAGTCGAAAAGAAAAGAAATTATTTCAATCGTGTCATATTCTACACAAACAAGGTAGATATTTTATAGTACACTTCAAAGAACTATTTGCATTAGATGGAAAGTCAGCAAACATTTCTGATAATGATATTGAAAGAAGAAACACGATTGCTCAATTGTTATCTGATTGGAACTTAGTAGAAGTTGTTGGTGACATAGGAACCAAAGCACCATTAAGTCAAATCAAAGTGATTGCATTTAAAGATAAACACGAATGGAATTTAGAAACAAAGTATAACATAGGAAAGAAAAAAGAAGACGAGCAATCAAATGAAAGTACCCAAGTTTAACGAATTTGTCACCGAAGAAAAGAATAAACCATATCGTTTAGCTATTCTTTCTCATAATGCACCAGATGATCCAAATGATACTGGTGTTCGTTTTCGTGAAGAAGCAAAACAATTAGGTATCAAATGTTTTTTAGTAGAAATGGTTGGCTGCAGACTTGAAGAAGATGGTGATAAAGTTATCATTCATAGTTTACCAACAGACGAAAAAGGTGAATATGAGGAACCAAAACCAAAAGAAGTAGCAAAATATGCTCCGCCATTTGTGTGTGATCCAAAAGACACATTGATAATGGTTAGAAGTTCAACAACCTATAATAAATCTTGGAAAGATATGTTTAGAGTTTTTATGAATAAAGGATTTTGTATTATTAATCCTTTAACTTGTTCCGAGATATGTGTTGATAAATGGCATACATATCAACAATTAAAAAAACATAATCTTACACAACCAAAAACAGAATTAGTTACTCATAAAGAAGATGCTCCAGAAGCATTTAAAAGAATGGGTGCAAAATATCCAGTTATTTTAAAAACGATTACAGGTACACACGGTATTGGTGTTATACTTGTTGAGAGTGAAAATCAATTAGGTCCTATTACTCAAATACTTTACAAACTAGATGAAGAAATAGACGTATTATTGCAAGAATATATTCCGACAGAATTTGATGTTAGAGTAATTTTAGCAAATTTAGAACCTATTGCTCAAATGAAAAGAACCGTAGGAAAAGATTTTAGAAGTAATGTATCGCAAGGTGCTAAAGCATTGCCTATTGAGATAACAAAATTAGAACTTGAAGAATGTATTAAAGCTGCAAAAGCAGTTGATGGACTTTTAGTAGGTGTTGATTTTATTCCTTCTAAAAATAGAGAAAAAGATCCTCCATATATGCTAGAAGTTAATTCATCACCAGGATTTTTAGGTATTGAAGAAGCAACAAAGAAGTCAGTAACTAAAATGGTACTAGAAAAATATATGAATAGGGACTTGTGGAAAACATCAAAACCACATCCCGGTATATATGACGATTTAGAATAGAAATAGATTGACATTTATATCAAACTGTGATATAATAGTATTTTATTATGCCCAAAGTGATTTTCAAAGACAAAAACAATAATCATATTGAAACAGTAGAAGTTCCAGAAGATACCTCTGTCATGGAGGCCGCAAGATTTCATTCAAAGAATGAATACATTCCAGGTATTGAAGCGATATGTGGTGGTGGTTCTGTTTGTGGAACTTGTCATGTTCATGTGAAAGAGGAATGGGTAGATAAAGTGACACCAAAAGATGATGATGACATTGAACAAGCAATTTTAGATTATGTGGAAAACTATGATGATAAGTGTAGTCGATTGTCTTGTCAACTTATTTTATTTGATGAACATGATGGATTGGAAGTAAAAATACCTTGAACGATTTCTACACAAATGTAATACAATATGGTAATGAAATACTTGTACGAGGTGTACAAGGTGGTAAATCATTTGATGATCGTTTGTATTTTCAACCCACAATGTATCATCAATATAAAGATAAAACAAAATATACATCACTAGATGGTAAGTATTTAATTCCTAAAAAGTTTAAATCAATCAAAGACGCCAAAGAGTTTATTCAACGATATCAAGGACATGAAGGTTTTGCTTTTGGTATGGAACGATTCAACTATCAGTATATCTCTGATTATTATCCTAATGATATTGAATATGATCTAAAGAAAATTAAAATCTTTACAATTGATATTGAGGTTGCTTGCGAACAAGGGTTTCCAGATCCTAATGATGCAAGTGAAGAAGTTCTTTGTATTACAATTAAAAATCATAACAATGGTAAAATTATTGTGTGGGGTACTGGTGAATTTAAAACAGACAAACCATATGTTGAATACATTTATTGTAATTCAGAAAAACATATGTTGTCTGACTTTCTAAACTTCTGGCAACAAAACTGTCCAGATATTATTACAGGTTGGAATAGTAAATTATACGATATGGCATATATCTGTAATCGTGTTATTAATATTATGAGTGAAAGAGAAGTAAAGAAACTATCACCATGGGGATTAGTTCGTAATGATGACTTAACAATCATGGGTAGGACTTATGCACGATACAATATTTTAGGTGTTGCACAATTAGACTATATGGATTTGTATAAGAAACTCACAGTAAAGAACCAAGAGAGTTTCAAACTGGATCATATTGCAGAGGTTGAATTGGGTGAAAAGAAAGATGATAACCCATATGAAACATTTAAAGATTGGTACACTAACGATTATCAATCTTTCGTTGATTATAATATACAAGACGTTGAACTTGTTGATCGATTAGAACAGAAACTCAAATTGATTGAATTGTGTATTACAATGGCATATAATGCCAAAGTGAATTATGAAGATATCTTTTCACAAGTTCGAACTTGGGATTGTTTGATCTATAACTTTCTCAGAAACAAAAATATCATTATACCTTTAAAACAAGAAAGTACAGCAAAAGAACTTGTTGGTGCTTATGTGAAAGATCCTAAAGTAGGTTTACATGAATGGGTTGTTTCTTTTGATTTGAACTCTCTATATCCACACTTAATTATGCAATATAATATCTCACCTGAAACAATTGTCAATTCAAAGACAGAGGTAGATATTGATAAACTTTTAGAACGAAAATATAAACTATCTAAACTTAAAGAAAATAATATTGCTCTTGCGGCCAATGGTACAATGTATCGAACTGATAAACAAGGTTTCTTACCAGAGATTATGCAGAAAGAATATGATGATCGTGTGAAGTATAAAAAACTAATGATACAAGCAAAACAAGAGTATGAACAAACAAAGAATAAAAAGTTATTAGATGACATTGCCAAATATCATATCATTCAATTCTCAAAAAAGATTTCTCTAAACAGTGCCTATGGTGCGATTGGTAATCAATACTTTAGACATTATGATCATAGAGAGGCAGAAGCAATTACAACATCAGGTCAATTATCTATTCGTTGGATTGAAAAAAAGATGAATGAATATCTCAACAAATTATTAAAAACAGATAATAAAGATTATATTATTGCATCAGATACAGATTCAATCTATATCAATATGTCTGGTCTTGTAAAGAAATTAGGTGACAATATTGATAAAACAAAAGTAGTCAAAGTATTAGATAAGTTTTGTGAAGAAAAGATTGAACCTTATATTGATAAGTGTTATGCTGAACTAGCAGAATATGTAAATGCTTATGAACAGAAAATGTTTATGAAACGAGAAGTAATTGCAGACAAAGGTATCTGGACTGCCAAGAAAAGATATATTCTGAATGTACATAATAGTGAAGGTGTTCAGTATGCAGAACCACAATTAAAGATTATGGGTATTGAGGCAGTGAAGTCATCAACACCTCAAGTATGTCGTTCTAAAATTAAAGAAGCATTAACAATTATTATGACACAAACAGAAAAAGAATTAAGAGAATTTGTAAATAACTTTCGAACAGAGTTTGAACATCTATCACCTGAACAGATTGCATTTCCTCGTTCAGTCAAAGGTCTAAAAAAATATTCAGATACTAATTCTATCTTTCGCAAGTCAACGCCAATGCACGTGAAGGGTGCATTGATTTATAATCATATACTCAAAGAAAAAAGATTACAAACAAGATTCTCTTACATTAATGAAGGTGATAAAATTAAATATGTTTTACTTAGAAAACCAAATACACACCAAACAAATGTGATTTCTTTTATTACTAAATTACCACCTCAATTTAATTTTCATCCATTGATTGATTATGAAACACAATTTCAAAAGTCATTCTTTGAACCATTAAAGTTTATATTAGAAGCAATAAATTGGAAAGTTGACGCAAGTGCAATGAATACAATAGAAAGTTTTTTCGCATAATGTTTGATTTTACACCATACTTAAATAAAGACGGACTTCCGATTATGAATAATAAACAGTTTGAAGAAGTTACAGAACAATTAGGTAAAGAGCAATTTAGACTTGATCTTGCAGAACATATTTCAATTCATCGACCACCTTTTCCTTTTAAAGTAAGAACAAAAGAAGATATGATTGAAAACTTTTTGAAACTTAAATCATTTGATACAAGTAAAATATGCGACCCTATTGATAATGTTAGTAAAGATGTTTTTGAAAAGTATGATGACTATAAACACAACTTTAAAGAATACGGATTAGGTGTTATTGATGCATCTAGTGTTTATAACTTATGTTCTGATTATTTTCACCAAGAACTAAGATTAAATTGTGGTAGTTATGGATTTAGAGCACCAGTTGATGTGTGGCAAAATGGTACTGCAAAAGATATATGGCGTTGTTTTGGTCCTATCTGGAGAGGTATAAACTCTGGAAAAGAATTAAATGAAGTTGTTTATATGTCAGCATTTAGACTAGGCACATATATTGCAACACAATTTAAACCAGTTGTTGCAAAAGCAATCTATGATATGACTGATGCAAAAAGAGTATTAGATACAAGTTGTGGGTGGGGTGATCGACTTGCAGGTTTTTATACAAGTAATGCAAAAGAATATATTGGTTGTGATCCAAACCCAAATACTTTTGCAAGATATTTAAATCAAGTTTATGAATATGAAAAGATATTAGGTAATAATAATCCTATTATTAAAGAAGAACGTGATATGTTTACAATCAATGCATCAAAGAAAGTAACTATCTATCGTTGTGGTGCAGAGGATTTACCTTGGGATGAAATTGATAATATTGATTGTTCTTTTACATCACCACCATATTTCTCTACGGAAGAATATAATAAAGGTGGTGAACATGAAGAAGATCAATCATGGCATAAGTTTAATGAATACTATTCATGGCAAGATAACTTCTTTGTACCTGTTTCATTAAACTGTATTGAAAGAAGTAAACACACATTAATTAATATTATGGATCCAAAAGTTAAAGGTAAACGATACTATACAAGTGATAATTTAATTGATCGAATACCAGATAAATTTAAAGGTCAAGTTGGTATGAGAATTATGCAACGACCTAAAAGTGATAAGTTATTTAAAGATGAAGAAGAAAAGAAAAAGTTTATGAATGATATCTTTATTGAAAATGTATGGTACTTTAGTGAAGATAAAGAGTTTGATTTGTTTAGACATTCGAGGAGAAATACTTTAGATAGTTTTTTCTAAAATAAATATGACTATGCCTATATCAGAAAAAGAATATTTTGATTTACAAGAATATTGGGACTATCAACGTAAAGTTGAATACAATAGAGAATTAACTTTATCAAAAGTAAAACAGTTATGGGCAGAACATGAAGTTGATGAAATCTTTCCTGTTGTATGGAACAAAGTATCAACAGATGCATATTTGGATCCACCAAAAAATTATGTGCCAGAAGATAAAAGTTTAAGATTTGAAGGTGAAGATATCGAAAAGTGGAGATCAATTCCTTGGAGATTTATACCTGCAGATGATACAATAAGAAAAGAATATGACTAAACACTATGTCAATATTATCACAGATTTTGGTCGAAGTGCAACATATGTTGATGAAAAAGAACTTGACAAATTGAAAGAAATGTGTTATAATAACAACTATTACTATATTATAATTCGGACTAATGGAGGTGAAAAGTAAATGAACTTTTTAAAACAAATAATCAAAGAAACAGGTAATGAGTTTGCCGCTATCGTAGATGAAGGTGTAGAGGCAGGTGATGTTGCAAGTTTTATTGATACAGGTTCGTATATCTTTAACGGACTAATATCTGGTTCACTTAAAGGAGGATTACCAGCAAATAAGATTACTGCAATCGCTGGTGAAAGTGCAACTGGTAAAACATTCTTTGTATTAGGAATGGTAAAGAATTTCTTAGACAATAATCCTGATGCAAACGTTGTGTACTTTGAATCTGAAAGTGCATTAACAAAAGACTTAATTGAAAGTCGTGGTATTGATTCAAAACGAATTGCAATCATGCCAGTGACAACTGTACAAGAGTTTCGAACTCAATCACTCAGAGTATTAGATTCTTATTTAGAGTTAGATGAATCTAAAAGACAACCATTGTTTCTAGTATTAGATTCTTTAGGTATGTTATCAACTACAAAAGAAATAGAAGACACTGCTGATGGTAAAGAAACAAGAGATATGACCAGATCACAAGTAGTCAAGGCTGCATTTAGAGTATTGACATTGAAACTTGGTAAGGCAAAAGTACCTCTTGTTATCACTAACCATACATATGATGTGATTGGTTCAATGTTTCCACAAAAAGAAATGGGTGGGGGTTCTGGTCTAAAGTATGCCGCTTCTACCATTGTCTATCTCTCAAAGAAAAAAGAAAAAGATGGTACTGATATTGTCGGTAACATTATTCACTGTAAAACACATAAGAGTAGATTATCAAAAGAAAATATGATGGTTGATACACGTTTA